GTCACATCATGTGCAACGAGATGCTGTTGTGCAAGATGCCGATGGATGTTTATCAGGACATCATGCTTGAGCATCACCACTACCAGCCGATGGACGAGGCTGAGAAGATCAAGGTGCAGCAAGAGCAGCTTGTTAGCCAGCGCGACCGTTCAGGTAAGGCGATGGGTAGCATCGAAGGTGGCTTGCCTGATGAAAGTAATGTTAATTTGCCACACTTTAATTAACACATGTTGTTTTTTGTAAAAATGTATTAAAATCAGTACAAGGTTACCCGTTTTGCATAAAGCGGGTGACCAACCAAATTCAGTCCTAAAAATCGCGCCATTTAGTGATTTTGCCTGTAGCTTTGAAGAAAGCGAAAACATTATCCTTTTAACCGTTTTTAGGAGCATCCTATGAGTGCAACCTCTGCACCTTTTGGTCTGCGTCCAGCATACTTCCCAACAGGATTGGAACGTGCTCAGGCGTTGGCTAATGGAATTACCTCTGGCTATGGCACTGCCATCCTCAAAGGTCAAGCCGTTCAATACTCGCCAAACGCTGGCGTGATTCTTCCAGTTCTCGATACAACAACCAACAGTGGTTTGGTCTCTGGCGCTTTCGCAGGCGTTGAGTGGACTGATACGACTGGTCGTCGTCGCGTGTCGAACTACTGGCCCGCAAGCACAACTGGCACAGCTATCGTCGCCTATTTCTACAACGATCAACAGATCGTCTACGAAATTCAGACCGACGCTACTATGGCTCAAACGGCTGTAGGTAACGAAGCCAACCTGAGCAACTTTACTGCTGGTTCGACAACCACTGGTTTGTCACAAATGACCCTGTCCGCCTCTTTGGCTGGTTCAGGCTCCGCAGCTCAGTTTCGCATTGTCGATCTGGCTCCTTATCCAGACAACAATTGGGGTGACGCATTCGTGATCGTTCGAGTGCAAGTCAGCAAGCCTCAATTCGTTGCTACTGCTAACGCCATTTAAGGGAGACTAGATCATGGCAGCTCCAATGCGCAGTACCGACTTCCGGTCGATCGTTGAGCCAATCCTCAACGAGTGTTTCGACGGAGTCTATGACCAACGCTCTGATGAGTGGAGCCATGTGTTCCGCGAACAACAGGGTATCCCACGCAACTACCACGAAGAACCCGTCCTGTACGGCTTCGGCGCAGCTCCTCAGCTACCTGACGGCACTCCCGTCTCGTATCAGCAGGGCGGCGTGCTGTTCCTCCAGCGCTATGTTTACAACGTGTACGGCTTAGCCTTCGCGTTGACCAAAGTGTTGGTTGAGGACGGCGATCACATCCGCATCGGTCAGGTCTATGCCAAGCACTTGGCACAGTCGCTGGTTGAAACGAAAGAACTGCTTGCAGCTAACGTGTTGAACCGTGCGTTCAACAGCAGCTACACAGGCGGTGATGGCGTTCAATTGAGTTCTAACGCTCACCCGATCGTCAACGGCACATTCAGCAACTTGTTGAGCACAGCAGCTAACCTGTCGCAGACCTCGCTTGAGCAGATGCTCATTCAGGTTCGTCAGGCTGTGGACAACAACGGCAAGAAGATTCGTCTTCAGCCGCTGAAGCTGATCGTTGCTCCCGGCAACGTGTTCCAAGCCGAAGTTCTGTTGAAGTCGGTTCTCCGTACTGGCACAGCAAACAACGACATCAACCCAGTCAAGTCGATTGGTCTGATGCCTGAGGGTGCTGCTGTACTGAGCCGTCTGACTTCTGCCACCAACTGGTGGGTACAGACAGACGCTCCTGAAGGTCTGAAGTTGATGATGCGCCGTGGTCTGGAAAAGACTATGGAAGGCGACTTCGAGACTGACTCGATGCGTTACAAAGCGACGGAGCGTTACACGATTTCGTGGACTGATCCTCGCGCAGTGTACGGCACGCCCGGCGTGTAAAGAACAAGGGGGCGGGGAAACCTTAGCCCCCTTTTTTAAATTAACCGAGTGGTTCAAGCCACAGGAGTTTTAAAATGCCTCAATTTTCCGACGACCTATTCTTAGGTTCATCCCAGACCTTTATGGGAACTGGCAATACTAGTATTGGTTCAATTTTCACTGGTTCAGTAAGCTCCACAACTATGACAGTGACTGCAATGCAGTCGGGCGATCCAATCGTTCTTGGTCAATTTGTTGAGGGTACTGGCGTAACTGACGGTTCATACATTACTGCATTCGGTACTGGCACGGGCGGTGTTGGCACATACACTGTCAGCGCCTCGTCTTCAGCAACTGGATCGATCACAATCACAGCCAATGGCAACGCTCTCTTAAGCGATCCTAGCCAAATGGACTTGGGTGTTGGTCCTCTTGGTCGTATCTATGTTTGGGACACCGTTCCACAAGTTAAAGCAACCAACAACATCGCTACTGCAAGCGTCTACACCTCCACGGTGACTTTGACTGCTGGCACAGGCGTGAAGTCTGTAACGCGACTCACTGGCTTGACAGCTCTTCAGCTTGATGTCCCACGCGCAGTTAGCGTGACAACTGGTGCTGGTTCACCAACGACTCGAAATGTGACTATCTCTGGTTTTGACTATTACGGTCAGCCAATGAGCGAAGTCATCGCTACAGGCGCTGTTGCATCGACCACCACAAACGGCAAAAAGGCTTTCTACCAGATCGGCGGTATCACGATCTCTGGTAGCCCTGTCGTGACCGTGGCTGTTGGTACGACTGACATCCTTGGCATCCCAGTTCGTGTGTCGTCTGTTACTTATGTCTCATCTGTGAAGCAAGGCACGACTCTGGCACAAGACGCTGGCACTTTCGTTGCGGCAGACATGACAAGCACAGCAACCACCACCACTGGTGATGTTCGCGGTACTTATGCTCCTTCTGCTGCCAACGACGGCATCAAGCGTCTGGTTATGGGCGTGCTGTTGCCTGCAATCGCTGTTGGTCCGAACTCAACCCGTATTGGCGCTCTCGGCGTCACACAAGCCTAAGGGGTAGATCATGGGTTTTAAAGAGATGAAGATGATGAAATCGACTGAGCCTTCAGTTGACGAAGTCGGTAAGGGTATGAAGAAGGGCGGCAAGACAAAGATGGCGATGGGTGGAATGACCCCTGCCCCATCTATGACTCCTCGTATGCCCCTCGGCAGACCTATAACGGGTACGGGTCCTATGGGACCTCCTCAGGGAGGTGGTGTTGCTGCTGTGCGTCCTCGCCAACCCGGAGTAGCTCAAAGACCAACCACGCCTACTGTCGGTATGCCCCGTCCTCGCCAGCCCGGAGTCACCCCTAAGCCTTTTATACCTCGACCCGGAGTAGATATGCCTGTACCTAGTGTTCCTATGGGAAAACCTAGGAACGTGAGTGGTGTTAACTCTCCGGGTGTCGATAAACTTAATCAATTATTGATGGGTCGCAAGAAGGGTGGCGAAGTCGAGAGCAAATCTATGCACGCCAAAGAAGAGCGCCAGATCAAGGGCATCAAGAAAGAGTTGATGACTCATGAGGGCAAGCCAGCATCCAAGGCTCACAAGGGCTTGGCTACTGGTGGTGTTGCTAACGCTCAAGGCGGCTACAAGAAGGGCGGAGTTGCCAAGTACGCTACAGGCGGTCTCATCCAGAAGTACGCTACAGGCGGCGTCGTAAATGGCGCAGCAGGTTACAAGGAAGGCGGTCACGCTGTCATGTCTTGTAAAGATGGTGGCGGATTTAAGGCAATGAAAAAAGGTAATTGCTAGTAATAAATCGGGGCGGCTTCGGTCGCCCCAACTTGCTTTCTGGAGATATTTATGACTATTACTGCCACCTCGCAGACATTGTTTGATGGCGAGCGCGTCGCTATTATGAAGTTTTATACCACCATGAGCGCAACGGAGAATGAATCCGCTGTGGCAAAAGTCACGCCTTCTGCGCTTTTACCCTCAAACGCTGGTGGTGCTTGTGACGCGGTAAGCATTTTAAAAGTGTATGCAATGACGCATGGCTTAGAAGTCCAGATGAACTGGGCAGCTACTGCGCCAGTGGTCATTGGAACAATCCCACAGAATACAAATTACACCCAAGACTTTTCTGACTTTGGCGGTTTGTGGAATAACGCAGGCGCTGGTAAGACAGGTGTCATTACATTTACAACGCTAGATGGATCGGCAGGTGATACCTATACGATTGTTCTAGAAATGCAAAAGCATTATGTGAATCCTACAAACTAATCATGCCAAGCAAATCACCAGCCCAAAAGCGCCTGATGCAAGCCGTGGCGCACAGCCCTGAGTTTGCGAAAAAGGTCGGCATCCCAACTAGCGTTGGCAAGGAGTTTGCCAAGGCTGACAAGGGCATGAAGGGCGGTGGGCTATATGCCAACATTCACGCCAAGCAAGAGCGTATCGCTGCAGGTTCTGGCGAGAAGATGCGCAAGGTTGGCAGCAAGGGCGCACCTACAGCCGAGGCATTTAAGGAGTCTGCAAAGACTGCCAAGATGAAAGAGGGCGGCGTTTCGCTTGCTGTTGGTCGTGGTGAAAAGTTGCCAACAAAGCAGGGCGCAGGTCTTACCGCCAAGGGTCGTGCAAAGTATAATCGTGAGACGGGAAGCAACCTAAAAGCTCCCCAACCGCAAGGCGGATCGCGCAAAGATTCATTCTGCGCACGCATGAGCGGTGTAGTGAAGCATGCAAGCGGTGACGCACCTCGTGCGAAAGCCTCGTTAAAACGCTGGAAATGTCCGGGGTGGTAGATGTCAACTAGCGGAACTGTCTCTCAGACCACAATCTCTGTCCAACAGTTGATCGATCATGGTGCTCGTCGTGCTGGCAAGCTTGCTGAGGAATTGACTGTCGAGCAAGTCCAAGCATCCAAGCAGAGCCTGTACTATTTGCTGTCGAGCCTAAGCAATTACGGCGTGAACTATTGGGCAATCAACAAGGTTATTGTTGGTCTACAGCCAGATAAATATGAGTATTTCTTGCCTATTGGTACTGTTGATGTCCTGAACGCCAACTATCGCACGCTTACTAATGTCTCAACAGGCGCTTACAGCACATCAGGAACGGCTCTGAACGCTTTTAACGGCGTGGGCGACCTGATATGTCAACTCAGCAACAACACAGGCTCTATCGGCATCGCAAACGGCACAAACAACGCTGTTTACATCAGCACGATCGGAATTTTGCCCGCTGTTTCTGGCTCGGTGACCGTCAATCTGCAATACTCGCAAGACGGATCGACATGGACGACGGTGTACGCCCCCGGTGCGACCACTTGGACATCGGGTACATGGATTTATTACGACCTTGATCCATCTGCGACCGCTCCGTTCTGGCGTATTCAGCAGACCGCTGGCGTCAATATGGGTTTTTATCAGGTCGTATTCGGTACGATGCCGATGGCGATCCCTATGGCACGCATGAACCGTGATGATTACTCCAACTTGCCTAATCGCTCGTTCACGGCGTTGCGTCCTCTGCAATACTGGTTCAACCGCACGATTCCGCAACCGAACATGGAAGTCTGGCCCGTCCCCAATAGCATCCAGCCTCAGATTGAGCTGTGGTTGAACAGGTACATTCAGGATGTGGGTGATCTGAGCGGCGAGATTGAGATACCTCAGTATTTCTACTTGGCGATACAGTGGGGATTAGCGCATCAGATGGCGTGTGAATTGCCACAGGTAGATGCTGGTCGAATCAAATACTGTGAAGATCAGTACGAGAAGCACTTCATGTTGGCGCAAAACGAAAACCGTGACAAGTCTCCAATATTTATTACTCCGAATTTAATGCCATATACAAGGTAGAGGGGGTATAAAATGCCTGTCTTCCTTGATACAATTGGCAACAGCACGCTGAGCATCTTTGTCTGCGATAGATGTAAGATGAAAAGACCTTATAGCGATATGCGACCCGATGGAAACATCCCCGCAATCAAGGTCTGTAGCGATAGTTGTTCTGATGAGTTTGACCCATATAGGTTGCCAGCAAGGCAACCTGAAAAAATTACGATACGGTTTCCGCGCCCAGATACCGATGTTGCTGAGAATCACGATAACATCATCACTGATCCGGGAATCCAAAACCAAAACGATATTGGCATTGCCACTGAGCAAGCCAATACGCCGAATGACGGTAACCTTGACATTTTGAGTCCTTAATATGGCAGACGTTCGGATAACCGCGCTACCCACAGCACAAGCCATCACAGGCTCTGAGCTAGTTCCTGTCGTTCAGAACGGCTTGACGGTTCAGACGACCGTCTCCGCAATCACCTCAAGCCCGTCGCTTACGCAGACATTCTTAACCGTTGTGCAACAACCAACCCTGCCAAACAGTCGGTACTTCTCAACTGGCGTAGGTCTTGGTATTACGGATGGCGGCGCTCAAGGCTCATACACAATTGCTTTTAACGGTACTGCGGCTTCACTAGAGTCTTCAGGGACAGGGTTTATTGCTAAGACAGCCGCTAACACTATTACGCCACGATCATTTGTCTCAAGTGGGGCAGGCGTATCTATTGCAAACGGCACAGGCATCTCTGGCGACCCAACGATTTCTTTGTCCGGTTTACCTCTTGCATTGGCAAACACGGTAGGTTCTGGGCTGTTGGCTGTTGGAGTAGGCCCAACATTAACGCCTGTAACCATCACAGGCACGAGCAATCAAATCGATGTGACAGGTGGCGACGGTTCATCACCCCCGACTATCAGCATTTCGCCAAATCCGCAATTGTCTGGTACAGGCGCTGTAAGAGTACCGCTAGGCACTACGGCGCAACAACCTAGTGCCTTGTCAGGGAATTTTCGCCTTAATACTGACACGAACGTATTTGAGGGCTACAACAACACGGGTTGGGTTTCTTTATTAAGCAATGCGTTGAACAACACCTCGATCAGCGGTGTAAAAACCATTACATTTAATGGTCAGGTCAATAATGCTGCAACATCAGGCGCAATAACGATTGACTGGACAACGGGTAATTATCAGCTACAAGCCGCACCATCAGGCACTATCACATACACATTTACAGCGCCAGTAGGCGTGTCGCACTTGCAATTATTTGTTGCCCCCGCAGCTCTTGCTCAAATGATCATTTGGCCCGCAAACCTGTATTTTCTTGGTGCAACATGGAGCGGTACAAATAACAAAGCCGCTATCATTAATTTTTATTACGATGGCACGAATTACTACGCCATCGGCACAAATCAGGTGTAACTATGGTCACTCCAGTTATTGTTAGCGATCCGCCTATCATTACTGATAACGGATACATGTCAATTGACTTTGTTGCGTCTTATGAAGGCTATGTGTTGAAAGACGCTATCGTTGGCACACCAGAGTACATTGGCTCGTTGACTGCGGATGAGATCAACACGATTGAAGTTGACCGATTTAATGCTTGGTACACAATTGTCACCACGCCCGTGGAAGATGAACCAGTAGTCGAGGAATAATCGTGGCTGACCGTTACTGGGTAGGCGGAACAGGCAGTTGGGATGCAACCACTACAAACTGGTCTGCAACGAACGGAGGTGCGGGCGGCGCGTCTGTCCCCACGGCATCTGATGATGTTTTCTTTACTACGCTATCTAACGCCACGGCGTATGTTTGCACCTTAACGACAGCGCCTGTTTGCCGTAGCGTGTCAGTTGTAGGACCAGCGGTGGGTAACGTGACAATTGCGGGGACTGCTCTTTGGGGAATTTACGGTTCTTTTACTCTTGCTGCAACAGGTGTTACTTATACACATTCAGGAACAATAACTTTAAATTCTGCTTCCGCTGGTAATATTATTACAACAAATGGTGTTGTTATAACATCCCCATTAAATATAAATTTCACTGGTGGAACTTGGGAGTTAGGAAGTGCATATACTTCAAACACCGGAGTAACAATTAACGGAACTTTTACAACTAATAATTTTAATTTTACTGTTAGCGGCGGTAATTTTAATAGTAATAGTTCTAACACTAGGACATTAAATTTAGGTTCATCGACAATTACTTGCCTTAATTGGAATTTAAGCGGTTCAACCAACTTAACTGTTAATGCTGGAACATCGACAATTACAGTGACATCAGCTGCAGGCGCATTTACTGGCAATGGGCAAACGTACTACAACGTCACCAAAGCTACCAACGGTTTTGCTATTAGTGATGGCGGAAATACGTTTAATGCGTTAACAATGAGTACGATTACAATAGCCGCCACTTTTGGCTGTTCGTTTGCTGGTAATCAAACTATTGGAACATTGACCATCAATGGTGCAGGTACTGCTAACGGTAGAGCAAGTATACAAACGCCAACTACGTTAGCGGGTACACAAGTTACGCTGACCGTGGCATCGTTTGTAACCAATGGTTTTGTTGATTTCCGTGATATCAACTTACAAGGCGCAGCCTCGCCATTAACCGTAGCAACAGGCGGTGATGCAGGTAACAATACCAACATTACATTGCAAGCTCCTAGAACTGTTTATTGGAATTTAGTAGCTGGTGGCAACTGGACGGCAACCGCTTGGGCGGCTACTTCTGGTGGCGCAGTTGCTAATGCTAATTACCCTTTACCACAAGACACAATAATTATTGAAGACACAGGATTAAACTCAGGCGCAACAATTACACTCAATACCAGCCCAAATATTGGCACACTTAATATGTCCAGCCGGACATTGCCAATGACGCTTGCTTCTGGCTCAGTAAACCCGCTTATTTACGGTGATTTAACTTTATCCTCTGCTGTTACAACTACATCAACAGGCTCTACTTGGGCATTTTCAGGATTTAACAAGACGCAGACAATTACATCTGCGGGGGTAACGGTTGCGTTTAACGTAAATATTAACGGGTCATTAACAACAGTTACGCTTGCAGATGCGCTTACTATTACAAGCGCAACAGGTAATGCGGTTGTTGTAACAAAAGGCACACTTAACCTAGCCAACAACACCCTGACTTGTTTTGGGGTTAACACTAACAACAGCAATACCCGTGCGATTGCATTTGGCACAGGTCAAATAAATCTGACAGGTAACGCATCAACCATTTGGACATTTAATACCGCAACAAATTTAACGATTACTGGCTCTGCAACTGTCAACGCAACATACTCTGGTAGCACCGGAACAAGAGGCTTCGGCGGCTACGGTAGTGGCACAGCGTTAATCAATCTTAACGTCACAGCAGGCTCAGACATTATAAATATGCCAAATGCTGGCTATAACAACGTCAACTTTACAGGGTTTACAGGGCAACTTTTAATCCAATCAACGTCAATTTTTGGAAATTTAACGCTTAACACGGGGATGACTACTGCTTATACATCTGGTGTTTTGTTTTTTTACGCTACATCAGGCACGCAGTTAATCACTACAAACGGCGTAACAGTAGATGCACCAGTGACATTTTCTGGTGTTGGCGGCACATTCCAATTGCAAGACAATTTAACTCTTGGTTCAACACGGGCGTTAACTTTAACTGCAGGCACGCTTAATTTAAATGCTAGAACTTTAACTAGCGGCACATTTTCATCAACAGGCGCAGTCGTTAGGTCAATTGCATTTAACGGTGGCACATACGCTTGCGCTGGTGCAACCTTTACCCCATCAGGAACAAACTTTAGCACCACGGGTTCAGGCACAATCAGTATGACCAGCGCATCAAGTAAGACATTTAATGGCGGTGGTTATTCATTCCCAACACTTAACCAAGGCGGTGCGGGTGCGCTTGTTATCACAGGTGCAAACACATTTGCGGGTATAACCAATACCGTTCAGCCAGCAACAATTACATTTCCTGCATCAACCACAACGACTGTAAGTAATTTCAATGTGAATGGTACGGCAGGTAACTTAATTACACTTAACTCCAGCGCTTCAGGCACAGCAGCAACAGTAAATTACGCAGGCACTGGAACCGTCTTTGCAAATTATTTAAGCATTCGAGATTTTACGGCTACGTCTTCACCACGCTGGCAGGCTAATACCGCTACAACAACAATAGTCAGCAATGTCACGGGTTGGATTGTGACTAACTTTTATTATTGGGTTGGCGGAACGGGTAACTGGGACGCAACAAACACGCGCTGGGCGGCTACCTCTGGCGGGGCTGGTGGTGCTGGTGTACCAACTCTTTCTGATAACGTATTCTTTGATAGCGCATCAAACGCTACAGCCTATGTCTGCACATTAACAACCACACCTGTTTGCGCCAGCGTAAATATTGCCGGACCTGCATCGGGTAACGTCACGATTGCGGGGACTGCGGCTTGGAGCATATATGGCAGCATGACTATTGCAGCCACGGGTGTAACCAATACCTACACAGGCAATATTACTTTTGCCGCCACAACAACAGGCTGGACAGTCACAACAAACGGTATTACTTTAAGCGGAATTAGTGTTTTTAGCGGGGTGGGTGGTGGTTGGACTCTTGGTAGTGCTTTAACTAGTACAAACGGATTTCAACTTCGCAATGGTACGCTGACAACAAACAATTTTAATATGACTACGGGCAATAACTTTGATATAACGGGTGCAAACGCTCGAACATTAAATCTTGGCTCGTCCACTATTACTTGTCAATTTTGGGGAGGACTTGCTGCAACTAATTTAACAGTAAACGCAGGTACATCAACCATCACATTGACAGGTAGTGCTACATTTGCGGGTGCTGGGCTGACTTATTACAACGTCACAAAAGCTAACAACGGATTTTCTATTCTTGATAGCGGCAACACGTTTAATGCATTGACTAATACTACTTGCACTAGCGGCGGTGCTTTTCCTTGCACTTTTGCTGGCAATCAAACTATCGGCACATTAACTATTAACGGTGGCGTAAATCAACCTTCAAGAGCAAGCATACAAACACCTAGCACACTAGTTGGTACTCAAGTTACTTTGACTGTTGCGTCTTTTGTTACCAATGGCTATGTTGATTTTCGTGATATTAACTTACAAGGCGCAGCCTCGCCATTAACAGTAGCGACAGGTGGCGATTGTGGCAACAACACCAATATTACATTGCAAGCTCCCCAAACGGTTTATTGGAGTTTGGCTGCGGGCGGCAATTGGGGAAACAATGGCGCATGGGCATTGACTTCAGGTGGCGTTCCCCCCGGCACTGTTTATCCGCTTCCGCAAGATACCGTAATTATTGATAACGCAGCGTTAAATTCTGGCGCAACACTTACCATGAACATAAGTCCAAACGTGGGGACAATTAATATGTCTTCACGGACATTGCCAATGACGCTTGCTGTAAGCAGTTCAGCAGCAAATATTTATGGCGATTTAACTTTATCATCTGCGGTTACAACCACCTCAACAACAGGTTCGTTTACGTTTTCAGGTTTTAACAAAACGCAAACAATTACTTCTGCGGGTACAACAGTTGCTTTTGGTGTGACTATCAACGGTCGGCTAACAACTGTTGCGCTTTCTGGTGCGTTGTCATTTCCTAGCACCGTAACAACTACATTGACGCTTGGTACGCTTAACCTAGCCAATAACATCCTGACTTGCGGGGCATTTAGCTCTAGCAATACTAACGTCCGTTCAATTACTTTTGGCACAGGTCAGATTAACTTGACAGGTAATGCTGGAACAATTTGGAACTCAGATGTAGGTACAAATCTTACATATACAGGTTCACCAAATATTTATTGCACATATTCTGGAAGCACAGGCACTCGTTCAATTCAAGGTAGCACTACCGCAACCGCAACAGAAACAAACGTATTTAACTTTTTTGTAACGGCGGGAACAGATACCGTTTCCGTTTTAGGCGCAAGACGTTACCGAACATTAGATTTCACAGGGTTTTCAGGAACGTTTGGAACGTGGGTAACAAGCCTTGCTATTTACGGCAATTTTGTTGCTTCAAGCACAATGACATTAAGCGCAAATGCTGTTGCGCTTTCGTTTGTTAGCACCCTCGCTCAACAAAATATCACATCAAACGGAAAAACATTTGATTTTCCCGTTGCTGTAAACGGAACAAATACTGTTCAACTGGAAGACAATTTAACTCTTGGTTCAACACGGGCGTTAACTTTAACTACAGGCACGCTTAACCTAAACGCCAAAACTGTAACTAGTAACACATTTTCGTCCACTGGCGCAGGTGTCAGGTCAATTGCCTTTAACGGTGGCACAATGGCTGTGTCAGGCGCAACTTACACCGTGTCAGGCTCAAACCTGACTACCAGCGGCGCAGGTGTAATCAGCATGACCTCTGCCTCGTCTAAAACATTTGCAGGTGGTAGTTTCTCGTATCCAACGCTTAACCAAGGTGGAGCAGGTACGCTAGTGATTACGGGTGCGAACACATTCCAGAACATGACTAACACGGTTCAGCCTTGCACGATTACATTCCCTGCATCTACGACTACTACGGTTGGCAACTTTAATGTGAACGGCACTGCGGGGAATTTAGTAACGCTTAACTCCAGCACACCCGCTACTCAGGCTACATTATCTAGAATAGGCGGCGGTGCGGTTAGCGTTAATTATTTAAGTATTCGAGATTCAAATGCCACGCCGTCATTGACTTGGTACGCAGGAACAACATCCACGAATGTAAGCAATAATACTGGATGGATTTTTACTAATGCACCAGCCACGGCGATAAACGGATTGTTTTTCGGCGTACCGTTTTAGAAATTAAGGAAAAACATGGCTCAGAGCGGATTTACCCCAATTAAACTTTACCTCTCCACGACTGCGGCGGCTGTTCCGACAGCACCGAACTTGGCTCCGGGTGAGTTAGCGCTGAATAACAACGACGGCAAGCTCTTCTACGAAGACAGCGCAGGAGTTGTACAAGTCCTTGCTACAAAGGCAGCAACAAGCGGCGCGTTCACTACCCTGAGTGTTACGGGCGTAACGACTGTTTCCGCAGGCTCTGCCGCGCTCCCTGCCATTGTGTCAACCACAGGCACAGCCGACACCGGATTTTGGTTTCCTGCTGTTGATACGGTTGCTGCTAGTACAGGTGGCACAGAGCGGATGCGTATTACTAGCACTGGCGGTGTTTTTCTTGGCGGCAATACAGCATTAACCAATATTAACTTGAATGTTGGAAAAACCTTAACAGGCGGCGCAAACGCTTTTGGAGTTATTTCAAATGGTCAAATTCAAATTGATGTAACTGGAATTGCACAATACTTTAACGCAGGGGGAAATCAAATAGTTGGAACAACAACTTCCCAGCTTAGGTATTACGGTGCTACACAAGGCACGATTAGCGGCACGGTAACTAGTCAATTTGGTTTTTATGCTGACGCAACTCTCATAGGCGCAACCAACAACTACGGCTTTTACGGCAACATAGCCGCCGCTACAGGTCGCTATAATTTTTACGCCAATGGTACGGCTGATAATGTCTTTGTTGGGACAACATCATTAGGTGGAGCGGTAGGCTCAGAGGCTTTAAGAGCATCGCCTGTAGGTAGTTCAGTGAACTACATGTTAGTTCAGGGTGGTACGGCTGGTAATGGACCTACATTCACATCGCAAGGTTCTGATACAAATATTTACATGAACTTTGTTGCCAAAGGTACTGGCGCATTTGAATTTAAAAGTAGTGGTGTAAGGCAATTTGCTATTGGGAGTGTTCCTTCGGCTGTTAATTTTGTTATTACTTACGGCTCAATAACAGGAAATAACGCGCTTATAACCGCAGATGGCTCAGATACAAACATTGGCATTACGCTTGCTCCAAAAGGTACAGGAAACGTATCATTTGGTACATTCACATCCAGTGCTGATGTTCCCGTCACAGGCTACATCACTATTAAAGATCAAGCAGGAAACGTCCGTAAATTAGCAGTTATCGCTTAGGAGATTTAATTGAAAGAAATTACCCTTAATCTGCCAGTAGAAAGCATCAACGCTATATTACAAACGCTTGGGCAATTGCCGACTTCAAGTGGAGCATTCCCGTTGATGATGGAAATTAAAAAGCAAGCCGACGAACAAATTAAAGCCAACGAACCAATACCGCAGGTACAGTTATGAAAACTTGGTCAATCAATTCACTGTTAACACTGAATACGCCTGAACCTGAAACGGTTGTGATAAGCAATTTCACAATTAGCGAAGATGGTCAATCTGTCAGTTACGCTGTTAATTTGCTTCCCGCCGACACATCAAACTTCACCCCTTATGCCAACATTACGCAAGCTCAAGCTATTCAATGGACACAAGATGCCTTGGGTACGGAGCGTGTAGCAGCAATGGAATCCGAGGTTGATGCGCTAATTGCACAGGCGGCTATTCCTACTCCACAACCTGAACCGTTGCCTTGGGTAGCGCCTGAAGTGGCTGAGGGATAATCATGGATTGGCAATACTTAATCAATTTGGGCGCAGGCGCGTTACTAGCGGTCGGTGGATGGTTTTGCCGCCAGATGTGGGATGCGGTTGAAAAACTCAAAAATGACATTGGCAGACTTGAATTGCACATGAGCGAGAACTATGTCAAGAAGATTGAGGTTGAGGGCTTCCGTGCAGACATGGACAAGCGCTTTGACCGGATCGAGGTCTTGCTCGATAAGTTGTATGAGAAGCTCGACTCAAAGGTAGATAAGTAATGCCAGTAGCAAAGAAACCAGTAGCAAAGACCGCTGTTAAGCGGGCAGTAGCTCGCAAGACTGCGGCAAAAGTTACAAAAGTAGCGTCACGCGATATGACGGACAAGATTCTTGACCTCATTAAGTGGGTGGATAACCCGTTTAAACTTATTTCCGTCATTCTGCTGTCAACCATTGCTTTCACTGGATATTTTGCATGGGACAGTCGTCAGGTCATCTTGGCTGCGATTAAGTCTAGCAACTCGATGCCACAGATCAAGGATCACGAACAGCTATTGCCACTGGCAAACGCTTTAGTTAAAGAGGTAAGCGCTGTCGGTATTGTTATTAACAAGGTCAATCTTGCAACAAACTCACGCACAACAGTATTAGCCATTGCTAACGGTGAGCGTAACCACAAGCTCGAAGGCTTGACGGTCAGCCTTTTTGCCGCCAGCCCTGAGCGCAATGCAGATGTAGTGTCGATGTTAAACAACGAAGTAGCGTGTAAACCGTTTGAGTCGTCTAGCCCCGTTGGTGAGTGGGCAAAGCTGATGGGCGTTACTTACATGTGCAGGGCTTCGATACCCAACGAGATAGGCAAGTTTGCTGGGTACATTGCTGTAGGCTTTAAGTCTGAGCCACGGGACTTGATATCCGTTAAGACCCGAATGATATTAGCCGCATCGGAGATGGACAAATGAAAGCAAAATGGGAAGCATTCAAGGCTTGGTGTAGCGCCAAGTGGACAGCAACTAAAGCATGGTTTTCAGGCGTGAGGTTTTAATATGTTACCGATAATGGATATCCTTGGCATCGGGATGAAGGTGCTAGACAAGTTTTTTCCTGATCCCGAACAAAAAGCCAAAGCACAACTTGAGCTGATGCAAATGCAGCAAAATGGCGAGCTGGCTAAAATGCAAGCCGATATGCAAGAGCAAGGCGAGCTTACCAAGCGCCAAGAAAACGACATGAAGTCCGACTCTTGGCTATCCAAGAACATTCGCCCGATGACCTTAATTGCTATCCTTGCTGGTTACTTCACGTTCGCCATGATGAGCGCGTTCGACATGGAAACAAACAAAGCGTACGTTGAGCTGCTTGGTCAGTGGGGCATGCTAATTATGTCTTTTTACTTCGGTGGGCGTACGCTAGAAAAGATTATTGACATGAAAACTAAAGAAAAAGTTACTGAAACGGAGATTAAAAATGGCGGCAAGTAATTGGGATAACGCTTTTAAAATGATGTTGGCGAGCGAAGGTGGCTACGTTAACCACCCGTCCGATCCCGGTGGCATGACAAATTTAGGCGTGACCAAGCGTGTTTGGGAAGAATGGGTGGGGCGCGAGTCCAACGAGAAAGAGATGCGCAGCCTGACGCCTGAAATGGTCGAACCCCTGTACAAGCGCAAGTTCTGGGATGCTTGTAAGTGCGACGAGTTGCCTTCAGGCATTGATTATTTAGTTTTTGACTTCGCTGTCAATGCGGGCTGTGGTCGTAGCGCAAAAGTGTTGCAGACCGCTGTGGGAGTCACCCCTGATGGTGGGATCGGACCGATGACCCTAGCCGCTGTAAACGCCGTCCCTGAAGCCGAGCTGATTGAGAAGTTCAGCCAAGCCAAGGAGGACTTCTATCGCAGCCTGAACACCTTTGAGACCTTCGGCAAGGGGTGGCTAAACAGGGTTGCGGCAGTTAAAGTTAAAGCTACCACAATGCTGGGATAGAGGGTAAAATGGCTGACAAAGCGCTTTGGGATAAAACGCACTCAACATCACATATTCTGTGGGTGTCGCCATGACCGCAAGCTTTGTTTTAACCTACGACAGCCTAGTATCAGCGATTGAGCAATATCTTGAGCGCAATGACGCCGCTGTCGTCGATCAGATTCCTACATTTATCACGCTCGCTGAGTTTGAAATTGCTCAGCAGATCAAGACTTTAGGGCAGATTGAGGTCGCCCAAGGCACGATGGATGTTGGCAATCCGATCATCCAAAAGCCCGCCCGTTGGCGCAAGACTGTATCGATGTCGGTCACTTCAGGTGGCGAAAAGACGCCAGTGTTCTTGCGCAAGTACGAGTACCTGACGAACTACAACGCCGAGAGTCCAAACGGATTGCCGCTGTATTACGGCGACTACGACTACGACAATTGGTATGTGGCTCCTATCCCTGATCAGGCATACACATTTGAGGTGTTGGTTTACCAGCGTCTCCAGCCGCTATCGTCCACGAACCAAACAAATTGGATCACGAATAACGCCCCTAATGCGATGCTCTTCGGGGCATTGCTTCAGGCGGTGATCTATCTTAAAGATGACGCTCGTCAGATATTTCAACAAAAGTACGACATGGCAATGCAAGCGCTCAAGGCAGAGGATGTTACTCGCGTGGGTGATCGTTCAGCCGTTGCCGTGGACTCCTAGAGGCAACCATGACAAATTCATATGTCAACCCCATCACTGGTCAAACAATCAACCCGTCACAGGTTGGTTATGAAGAGCTGACGATTTCAGCAAATACGGCGCTGGACTGGCCCATCAACGGGACGGTGAATGCAGATGTTGTAGCATCAATCATCCAAGTCACAGCGACTGTGGCGTCGCTTGAGCTGTCGTTACCGTCGGCGTTGCAGGTCAGTACAGGTCAAAGCGTATTGATCCAGAACATCGGCTCTAATTCCTTTACAGTCACTGACATCTCTGGCAACACGATCGCATCGATTGCCTCTGGTGTTGCTGAGTACATCTTCCTGACTGATAACTCCACGAACAATGGCACTTGGTCTACAGTTACATTTGGCGCAGGTACATCATCCGCTAACGCTTCGGCGCTGGCAGGTTTTGGATTAATTGCAAGCGGAACCACACTGAATCAGCAATACGCTGAGAGTTCGGTGCTTTCAAATACATCTCTTTCTGCATCAAGCCGAGCACAATTTTTAGTTTGGTCATCTGGTGTTGGTGCGATTACGCTTCCTGTATCCACTTCGGTAGGCAACGGGTGGTTTGTGATGATTCGTAACGGCGGGTCAGGTATTTTGACATTGACTCCAAGCGGAACCGACACGGTTGATGGAAACGCTACACAGCAATTGCAATTGACAGAGTCTCTTGTGGTTGTTTCCAACGGTATCAATGGTTACAGCACATTTGCTTATGGTCGCAGCAATACATTTGCTTATACGCAGCTTGCAAAAACGGTATCTACAGGCACTTACACGCTGAGCGCTGTTGAGTATGCGAATGTTGTGCAAACATATGTTGGCGCATTGACGGGCAATGTCATTATTGTTTTGCCATCTACAGTACAGCTATATTATCTGAACAATCAAACATCTGGCACATTCTCTTTAACATTTCAAACGAGTGCAGTTAGTGGTGGTACTGTCAGCGTACCTACGGGTCAAACGCTTATGGTTGTATGTGACGGTACGAATGTGTATAACGCATCGTCTGCGGCAGGAGGCACGCTCTCTAACCTTGCGATTACGCTTGCGCCGGGTTCCGCCGCATCTCCTGCCTTGAACTTCACAGGAGATATAAACACAGGCTTATATCAGCCAGCTACTGATCAAGTGGCTTTTTCTCTAAACGGTTCAAATGCATTGACTCTCACTACCTCTGGGTTATTTGTGCCAACAGGAATTTCAGGGGGAACATTCTGATATGACAGTCAAAGTCATCAGTCTGAATATCAAGCCGGGCGTACAGCGCGACGGCACTCAATTTGATTCGCCGATCTATGTAGACGGCAGATGGGTGCGTTTTCAGCGCGGTCGTCCCCGTAAGATGGGCGGATATAAGGGCATATTTCAGAATGCTTCTGGAATTAGCCGTGGGATGATTTTAAACTCAGAGGACGGTCTGAACTATGTCTATTCGGGCTGGAGTGATGGTCTTGAGGAATGGGTAACTGATGACGATGACGGCGTTGGATCAGGACCGACCAACATTGAATTTTCTGGGGCTATTTTAACAATACCTACTTTGGTGGGTGGTAGTGCATACACAAACGGTACTTATTCTGGTGTTTCACTAACTGGAGGGTCAGGCTCTGGTGCTATTGCAGATATTACAGTTGCTGGCGCTATCGTTACCGTGGTGACTTTGGTTTCAGGTGGTATTGGTTACTTGTCTGGTGATGTACTAAGTGCTCCTGCGGCAAGCATTGGCGGCACTGGCACTGGATTTTCTGTTACCGTTGCCACTGTTGCTTCAAGTTTTACTGCCAACGCAAATAATCTCTGGCAATTTGATATTGGTTTTGACTCTGGTGGCTCTGGCAATCAGACGATTGTGGCGCACCCCGGTCTCAACCTCACGCACATTGATAACACGATCAATACACCTGTACTGATCGGTGACTTCCCCACTGGGGCGATGAGCCAAGTAGGTGTGTTTACAGCCGCTGGCACGATGGTGGTGGGACCGCCGAGCGTGTTTACCATCAACTCCATCAATGCCTTGATCGCTATCGGTCAGACAGTGACAGGTACAGGCATCCCAGCGAATACCACGGTTTCAATTGTGCTTATTGGCGCTTCGACAACGACCGTGACGCTGTCAAATACAGCCTCGACAGCGGGCGTATTGACGCTCACTTTCAACAACAACATCAGCGTATCGGGTGGGTGCGTGATGTTGCATCCGTACCTGTTTGTGTACGGCAACAACGGATTGATCAAGAACAGCTCGGCTGGCAATTTCCAAGACTGGGTATCAGCCGACGCAAACGAGAACACGGTGTCAGCAGGAAAGATCGTCAAAGGTCTTCCTGTGCGAGGCGGTACGACATCGCCATCTGGATTGTTTTGGTCGCTTGATTCAGTGATCCGTGTGAGTTATGCCCCCACAACGATCGGCGCAAGCACGATCTATTGGCGTTATGACATCGTAACGAGCCAGAGTTCAATCCTGTCATCATCGAGCGTGATTGAATATGACGGATTATTCTTTTGGTGTGGCGTGGATCGATTCTTGATGTACAACGGTGTTGTGAGTGAGGTCGCAAACAACACAAACATCAATTACTTTTTTGATAATTTAAACTACGCACAGCGTCAAAAAGTATGGGCAACCAAGATTCCTCGTTGGGGTGAGATTTGGTGGTTCTATCCTCGTGGCAATGCCACTGAGTGTACAGATGCGATTATTTACAATGTGCGTGACAAGATTTGGTACGACGCTGGTGAAGCGTTAGGTGCTCGTCGCTCTGCTGGTACATTCTCTGAGGTGTTCCGAAAGCCAATTTGGGCTGGCAGCGAAGAGAATGAATCTGGTACTTACACTTTGTGGCAACATGAATCTGGCACAAATCTTGTGAACCTGAGCGAACAGAGCGCCATTCAGAGCTATTTTGAGACGGACAGTCTGGGCTGGGTGAATGGTGGACCGAATCAGAATGAACCTGTTGGTATGAATAACTGGATCAGGCTTGAGCGTGTTGAACCCGACTTTGTGCAATCTGGCGACATGAATCTATATGTCACGGGTAAGGGCTATGCGTCAGATGTTGATGTGGTGACGGGACCGTATGTCTTCTCTCCAACTACATTGAAGATTGACTTGCGTGAGCAGCGTCGTGAGATGCGCTTAAAGTTCGAGAGCAATATCGTCAACGGCAACTACGAGTGTGGTCTGAACCTTCTCTCTGCGGATGTCGGCGATGTACGAAGCACAGGAAATCCATAATGACAACCTACGATCCCAGAGGGCATACTTGGAACTCATGGTGCGCATTGATGGCTGAGTTGTTTGCCATTCAGGAACTAGGTACATTGCCTGAGGATCGCTGGAAGGAGTGGGGCGATGCGATGGCTGGCATTGGTTACTTTATGAGTTCTGGTGTGCCTGATACACGCACATTTGACAGATGGGAAGACTGGGCGACATCGCTCGTCGGCGTTATGGATATAGAGCCATGAGCGGAGATAGCGGGTACGAGGGTGAGTTTGATCAAGCCTCTTCAGATGCTGCCGACTTGCGCCATGCACAATGGATGGCTGGTAGAGGCGACACTAGTTTTTTGGAAAAAATACAGGCATCGGCTCCTGCCGTTGATCCTATTACTAATCCAACTGCGCTAACGACTACTGCCGCCCCACTTGCTCCTGCCTCCCCACTTACTCCTAATGACCCTGCATACACTCCATTTAATCTAGACCAGTATGGATACAACACAGACAAAGAGACTGAGTATTACAACGCAGCCAAGCTTGCTAATTGGCAGATGTCGCAAGGCAGACCTGAGATGGCGCAGCAGTACATTGAGCGAGCCAATGCACTTAAAACGCAATTAGATTCACCGTACCGTATTGACACAATAAGTAGTGGTGGCGGCGGCGATGCTGGACAGGGTCCAGTAGAAACGATGATCGTAGGTAAAGACGGTAATACTATTCGTAATTTACAGGTAGGCGATGACGGAACATTTAATTCCGTTCTTAGCATGGGTGGGGATTCAGGAGCGAACTACGGTGGTGGTTCGTTTAAATTAGAAGACATCATCAAGCAATCAGAATCAGAAAAGAATGTTGCGTTCGGCGCAGGCAGAGGTCAAGCGGCTGGATACGCTTACGAATTAAAGAATGAAGACGGTGAGCCATATCAACGCTACGACGCCAATGGCAACTTGACTGAGTTTTTGAACCGCATCACGGGTGAATGGACAAAAGCTAGTGATGTTAAGCCTATTGGGACGGTGTTTGACCCAGTGCAAGGCAAGATGGTCACGCAGTACCAGTACGGCGATAACAAATTCACATCCGAACTTGGTTCTGCTGGAAGCACATATGCTCCTATTATGGACCCGTACAGTAAGGATACTGGCGGCTTCATGGGCGAGGGCGGCTGGGCAAAGGCTGGTGCGCTGGTTGCTGCTGGTCTGACGGCTGGTCTCGCAAGCGGTGCGTTAGTGCCAGCATCTATGGCGGCGGCAGCCCCCGGCTCGGCTGCCGCGATCGGTTTAACCGCCGCAAAGGGCGCACTGACAGGCATAGCGGTGTCTGGCATTCAAGGTGCAACACCTTCCGAGATGCTCAAGGCGGGTCTTTTGGGCGGTGTAGGCGCGGGATTGGGTGGTTTTGTAGGTGCAGCCGATCTTGGTACTGTAGGAAACATCGCTGCAAAGGCTGGTATTCAGACGGGTCTGACGGCGATTGCGGGCGGTAATATACAGAACGCACTTATCTCCTCGCTCATCAACAGCACACTTCCTGTTGTCCTAAATGAGGCACTGCCAGCAGATACCGCAAGCTTTATCGCTGACCTGCCCAAGCCAATTCAAACGCTCATCATGAGCACCGCAGGCAGCGTCCTGAATGCTGGATTTAATGGGCAAGACATATCTAGTGCGGCAGTAAACGGTGTCACCAACGGCATCATCAGCCTTGGTAAAGATTTTGCCAAAGGCGCATTTAATAGCTTGTCAGAGTCAGAGCTTGCTCAAACAATAAGGAACTACCTCAATCCAAGCTATGAAGAGTTTCAAGAAATACCCTATGACGCAGATGCGGCATTAGACAATGTTATCCGCAACCTGCCTATACAAACACCGGCGTCGGGTACAACAGCCAGTGTGTCTAATCCGTACTCCGTAGAAAACATTATGGCAAACCTCGAAGCGGGTTATCAAAACGCTCCGAGCACAACAGGTCTTCCACAGTACGCAAGCGCTACTACAAGAGATGTAATAAACCCACTTAGTTATGGTGGTGATCGTTATGGGGCGGCAGACACGGAAAGCCCCGGTGGTGGGGATTTGAGCCTACAAGAAGATGAGCCACCTGCTACCGCATATTTAAAAAACGCATATCGGCAAGACGAAGAAACATTACAGGCTTATAACCAAGTCCGTGCAGAAAATGGTTTGCCTCCTTCAACAATAGACGACGCTGATTTTCTTAATGCAATTAACAGAATTAACGACAGGCTATTTGCTCAGCAAAATATAAGCAATAGCACCGCTGACACAACCCCCCGCACAGAAACATATAACCCCAATGCCCCACTTGAGTCACCGTTTCAGCCACGGCTTCCAGCGAGCGAATATGACCCTGCAATCAAGGCGCTTGAGGACGCAGGTTTAGAGGTCTCTTACAAGACATTAGATCAGTTCACTCAAGACCCCGGATCGCTTGTTGATAGGGTGTATCCTGTCTTGGCGGGGCGTCAGCCAACAGAGCAAGAGCGCATTGATTTTATAGATCAGTATTCAAATAGCGCTACAGCGTCTCCACAAGACTTGATAAAAAACATCTACGACAAAGTACAGCTAGACAAGCAATTAACTGTTTATCTTGATCAGTCAACATCCACCGCGCCTCCTACGCCAGTTCCTCCATTGACCGCAATAGCCGATCCTGAAAAAGTCGATCCTGACAAAGCGCCAAAGGTAAATGCGCCAAAGGGCGGAAGCGGTACACAAGGCGGCTCTTTGGCTGGTGATCAAGGTCGAGTCGGTGAAGCTAGTGCTTTGGCTTCATCTATTGATTCATCCGTCGAGGAACAGAAGTCTCAAGCCATTTTGAGCGAGGCTAAAAGCCTAGTGTCCTTGGCGGTAGAGTCTGGGTTAATCGATCCAGCCGATATCCCGACCGTAACATTTAATCTCACAAAGAGTTCAAATATCCTTGGCATCTCGCCATCCGAAGCCATACAGCAAGAATTGGTTCAAGACGACGGCAGGCTGAGTGATAAAGGCGTTGATGTGGTAGCAAAAGCTACCGGATTGACCGCAATGGAAGTTATAACTTTTGAGCGGGGATTAAACACATCGAAAGTTACAGACGATGCACAAGGGTCAAGCACGATTGAGCAAGGTTCTGGATCATCCTTAAAAGGTGAAGGATTGGGCGGAGCCAAAGGAACTGGCACGGGTATTTCTGGCGACCAAGGTTTGGGTGGATCATTTGGATCGAATATTGGTGGAACGGGAACGGGTGTAGGCACTGGCGTGGGTAGCGGAGAGGGCAGTGGGACAGGGAAACTTCCATCCTTACCGTCTTCGTCTGGCAGGTCTATGCTGTTACTCGGTGGACTGAATCCCGGAGCGCTTCCGGGAAGTTTAGAAGGTACATATTTAAAAGGTGCAGATGTGGAATCTTACGATCCGTTTGAAAATTACAATGTCTATCAGCAAATAGCCCCCGTGCGTGCGGCTCAGGGCGGAAGCCCCCTACAGCTTGCTCAATTACAGCAGGGTATTTATGGCGTCGATCCACGGCAATACAGCGTGATCCAGAATCGACCAGCGCCGAGTTACTTTACTTACGGCACGGACACATCGCAGAATGCCCCCGCTGTTTTTGCGGGTAGTCAACTAATGAGTAAGCCTCGACCAAGCATTCCAGTCACGCCGACAGGAAATATCGGAGCAAACGATTGGATGTACGGATCAGCAGGATCGAACCAGCTTTCGCCAGCAGGTGCAGCGATCCCAGCACTGCCTTCTGGAATGATGGCAAACGGCGGCATGGCACACGGCGGTATGGACGAGGATGAGCACGTCCCTGAGTTCATCACTGGATTGACTGGTCATTATGTCAAGGGTCGTGGTGATGGTCAGTCAGATGACATCCCTGCGATGCTGGCAGATGGCGAGTATGTTTTTGACGCAGAAACGGTGGCTCAATTAGGCAATGGATCAAGTGACGCAGGAGCTGAGGTTCTTGATAAAATGCGTGAATCGATAAGGCGTCATAAGCGATCCGCCCCAATAGATGAAATACCCCCAAAATCTAAATCTCCGCTTGAGTATCTTGCAGAGGCTACTAAAGGCAAAAGGACATAATCATGGCTTCATTTACTCAGGGCGATCCGCTAAAAAATATTACGACCACTCAGTCTCAGACTACGACTGCGCCGTCTTTTTACACTGACTATCTTACTAACTTAGCAACCAATGCTACTAATGCAGGTGCGGGCGCTGATTTTGTTGGTGCAACTGATTTACAAAATCAAGCATGGAATTTAGCAAGCGGGAATGTTGGTAATTATCAGCCAAATCTAAACGCCGCCAATGCCTTGACGATGAACTCTGCGACGACAGCCGCTCCGAGCATGGTCAATCAGTACATGAACCCGTACATGAGTTCCGTGGTTGATGAGGCTGGAAGACTTGGGCTGGCAAACATCCGCAACACTATCTCACCTCAAGCTACCGCAGGCGCTGTCGGTTCTGGTCAGTTTGGATCGACTCGTGGCGCTAACGTGTTGGGTCA